GGTTGGACTGATTTCTAAATCTTGTCTATGTGCTTTAAAAATATCTCTCATAAATCTAAACTTAACATCTGGAGAAAGTGGATTCTTCTTACTGTCTTGTGATCTACTTAAATATATTTTATGGTCACTCGCTGAAATAGATTTTACTTTTCTTATAAGTTTTTCATGTCCTGATGTTGGTGGATTAAATCTACCAAATGTAAATGCTATAGATTTATCTTCATTTAAAACTTCTTCTTTTACCATACCTTGTAATTTTCTACCATCAATATCTCTAAAGGTATCAGCGACAGCAGAAGCGTAATAACCAATATCGTGCCTTAATGGTAATCCTTCTATAGCTCTTTCTTTTTTCTTTCTATCAATAACATCTTGTAAAATTTTAGCAGCATATTCATATCTCTTTTGAGTTGTGGCCATCATTTTAACTTTAGTAACTAAACCTTTAAACCAATCAGTTGCTTTTATTTTTACTTTGTCTAATGTAATTGCTTCTTTTAAACTATCTATTTCTGCGTCTGTTACTTTACCATCATCTAAAATCTTTTTACATTTCTTGTAGAAAGTTAGATAGTGATATTTTTCTAACATCTTATAGATTACATTTTTAGGTAGTCTATTTTTAACACCATAAGTTCTTATCTCATCTGGTGACATATCTGTATCAAAAGCTGATCTTCTTTCAGTGTCAACTGTATCACCAACTTTGATAATGTCTTTTATACCATCTTCTATTTCTTCTAACTTATCATTAATCTTTTCTTGTAGATTTAAAATATCGTCTGGTTTTAATTCTTGTAATTCGTCATAGTCGATTATATCTCTTTTTAGTTCGCCCTTGACAACATCTATTTCTTGTACTTTTCTTTCAAAGTCTTTCATGTATATTGATTTGTCAAAGGTAAAATCGTCTGGTCTTTTAATAAACTTATTTTTTTCGATATCAAACACAGCATCAGCTTTCTTATTCTGATCATCATAAGTTTCTTGGTCTGTGATGAAGTAAAAATTAATTGGGTGTTTGGTTCCTGGTATTTCTTTACCTTGAATATTGTCTGGATTTTTTGCTGACAAATATTTAAGAGAAAGACTTACTCTTTCATCTTCTTGTTTTTCTTTTGGTACATCAAATAATATATTAATGTCCAGATCAGCGTCATTTCTATATCTCTTTGTAAGTATTGAACCTATCAAAGCAATCTTTAATACAGGATATTCTTTAAACTCTTTAACTTGATTGTTAATTTGTTTTAGAACACTAGATTTAATTTTAGGATTATTAGTATCAGCGTCATCAAACACAGCTGGCGCATATGTTTTTCGTGGTATATCTATGATACTTTCTTTTATGTAATCTTTAAATCTCATTTTTTTCTGTAGCCTGTTCCTTTTTCTCTGTTGCACCATCTTTTTTGCCAACCCCAACAGCTAATCTTGCTACCGTAGTGTTCGCATAAGGAATAAAATTTGTCTAGTAATCTGATCATCTTCTTTTTAACTCTAGTTCTTTCTTTATCCAGTCCATGGCAATACCATTTTCTGGTTTAGTTCTTAATTTACTTCTAATAAATTTAGAAGCTGTACTTAACACAGCACTAACTAACTCTTTTTCACTTCTATTGTTATCAACAACTAACATTTTACCTGGACTAAACACTCTTTGAAAGGCACCTATATTTGTTTGTACTTCATTCCAACTTTTCTGTACAATGTATTCAGGTACTTGTCTTGGTCTATTTGCATTTCTTTCTAAAGCCACCTCTAAACTTGTATTCACAAATACCATATGACAATCATAACCAATATTTTTTAACATACTTACTTGTCTTTGAACCAGTGATAAATCTCTACCTGTAGCGTCAACAATAAGTCCTAATCGTCCTTCTACATATTTATCTAATTGATTACCAGTGGTTGTCTTAGCTCTTTGTCTAATAATATTTCTAAAGTATTCTTCTTCATCTGGCATTTTAATTGAAAGATTTGCTTTTTTTAAACCATTTTCAAATGCGTTATCTGAATTGACTACTTTTAAACCTGTGCCAGCAAATGCCGTTTGTGTTACAAATGTTTTACCAGAGCCTGGACCACCTGCTAAAAAGAAAGCTTTGAATATACCAGGATCATAAACTCCCTCATTTAAATACTCTCTAAACTCTCTCAATGGTTTTGCCTTTAATTGTTTTATAATCTTATTAGCAATATCTTTAGGTTCACCACCCTCAGCCTTAATCTCTATAAAACCTGGTTTCTTTCTGTAATATTCTATCACTGGTCCTGTTTCTTTTTTGTATAAAGCAATTCTGTTTTTGATAATTTCTGGTTTATCATCTGCTCTACCTCTTGCTGTAAGTCTTCTTATTACTTCTTGTTCACTTACATTTAAGAATACTACTTTGTCTATTTTAATATTCTTCTTTTCTAAATCTTTAACTTGTTGCATATATCTAGGAAAACCATCAAATACAAATCCGTTCTCTGCCTTTTCTACAGCGCCAAATACAAGTTTTAAAACTATATCATTAGGAGCAAAACCACCTTTACCTAAATTAGATAATCTTTTAGCAATCTCACCACCTTTTTCTTTTTCTTTTCTTAATAGTTCACCAGGATAGATATGTTCTATATCTAAATCTTTTGTTATAAATTCAGAGTACGTTGATTTACCTGAACCTGGACCTCCTATTAAAATAATATTCATTATCCTTTAACCCAGTCCCTCTCAGCCGTAAAATTGGCTCTACTAAATTCTAATCTATCTACTAACTTAACAGCACCAGCACCTCTATCAACAGCAACAAATCCTTCTGGTGCCGTTACCTTATAACCGTTTGGTGTTCTTAAAAAATGGCCTATACTTTGTATCTCACTTAATTTATTTACCAAAAAGTTTTTGGCATTTTGTAATGTAACGTGTGAAGCAATAGCAAAGTAAAGTGCTTGTTTATTTCTGTTTATAATATTCATGTTCTTTTTCAATGCGTCTTTATATTTCTTTTTACCTGCTTCTGTTTTCTTACTATCTATTTCTGCTTGTAAAACATTTTCATAGTATTCACCAAACATATCTACAAGTGTTTTTACCTTGGCCATATTACCTTGTGTGTTTCTTATAAAGTGATTGAAGAAAGTTTTTAATCTATACCCGATTGATAATGCATCAGATGATGATTTACTCATTTCATCTAACATCTTACTTGCCTTTGATAGAGAGCCTTCAGCCATTCTTATTTTAGCATTAAAGGTTGATAACTCACTTGTAGTTAATTTTGCCGATCCACTTACATCTTTATAAGCAGCGTCAGCTAAGAATATGGAAGATATTCCAGATTTGCCTGATACTGTACCAAAGCCTGCTCTTAAATCTTTCATTTTTTTACCTGAATAGGATGTGTGAAATACAATTCCCATTCTTGCTCTTTTTATTCTTTTACCAATGTTTGAATTTGAAGGTACAGCGTAAGTGATTGTGTTTGGTGTAAATGTAATCATACTTTCACCATTAAAATCCTCTGACTTTAAATCTGATTTTGAAAATAGAAAATCGCCTTGTAGAATACCAGTTATCTTTAATTTTTTTAGTTCTCTTAATGCTATTGTTAATTTTTCAGCAAGACCACCACCATGGTTTCTTTTTATATCACTACTTGTATAATTGATTTTTGGAGTAGCATTGAATACTGCCTTAGTGCCAACAAAGAATTGGCCGTTTTCAGGATTAATACCACAGATAATAGCGGGAGCTCCGTCCCATTTGACAGACATATTGACTTTACTGGAAGAAGAACCAGCAAGCATATCTCTTATTGAATTAAGAAAGTTAATAGCATTCTCACCACCCTTTGAACCACGATTAATTATATCATCTTCAAGGTCACAGGTGCTCCAAATGAGTATTCTTTTCTTTGGTAAAAAAACCTTTGAAACTAAACATTCGGAGCACCTGACCTTTCTTTATATTGAATTGTTAAATTATATTTTGTTATATAACCTCTGCCTTTAGCAGCGCCTTTTAATGATGAATATGGTATGTTTTGATTTTCATACCAGAAATATTTTAGACATTGATAATGTTTTCCATTAACATAACACTCTTTCGCCATTGGGTTATTGTGTCCAACAACTGAAGTTTTTCTACCCCAATTTCTATTCACACTTTTAGAACCTATAAGTTTTTTGGTTTCATCACTATGTTTTTTGCCTAACATACTATAAGTTGGAACTCTACTCCACTTTCTAGCCGTTTTATTATCTTCTATTTTAGACCAATATTCTTTTGTAGTTTCTGAATTACCACCATAACCACCATATGATAGATTATAATAGTCTTTGGATTTTACAGCGTTATATTTGTTGATATAGTATATCTCTTTTGAATATACTTCCTCTAGGGTGGAACAATGTTCTAATATTGTTCTTTTGAAGTTCGTTCTTCCGTATTTTCGTATAGCAGACTTTATTAGTTTTCCACTTCCTAAGTAGGAATCACTATTGAATGTGCAAACACCAATATACTTCTTACCGTTTTTTAAATTCTCCGTCTGATAAACAAACATTTTTCTCTCTCATTGTTTCCATTACTATAATCACTGTTTCCATATAACTCACTTGATAAG